AATACGATACAGACTTTTGTGAGTGTAACAAGGGTGTTATGCTTTACAACGAATACACCGCATGGTATGCTGAAAACGAATTAAACGAATACACATTGGAGAACGCATAATGGAATACTTATACTCTGTCACCGCTACCTATGACTCTGCCTCTACACCTGTTTGGATTGGTCGTTATAGTGATGCTTTAACTGCCGTTGAAACTTTCCAACAATTTGTTGATAGTGGAGATGCAAAAGAATACGCAACAATTAACCTGTCTGAGCCTTCAGGCAAGATGCACACAAAAACTCTTTATACAACAGGATTGGTGGTAACACGATAATGGGAAGCAATTTCGCAACAGACTTAGCAGAAAACATTGACATAAGCCTTGAACAGGCTATTGGTTATCACTTGCAAGGTAATCACTATCCACCAGTACCTCTAAGCATGGTACCAGTATGCATACAGGCTATTGACTTTGCTCATGAGGATAAGTGGGACGAGACTATTGAAATGCCAGATGGTATTTCTTACAAGGGCTTAACTGCTGCACCAGTTTGGGCTATCATTGAGCAACACCACCTTCACGCATGGCTACCAGAAAACGTTGAAGACTATGATGAAGACTTGGGATTTGAATTAGGATTGGGATTGGAATAATAAATGAGTGCTACAATGATTGACATGGAACTTGTAAAAGCTGATGCATTGAAAGTAGATGCACTACAGATTGGTGATCTCATTGGTTACAATGATGACATCGTTGAAATTACTTTTATTGAAAGTGATTCAACAGGAGATAACTACGACATTGAATTAACAAATGATTTTGGTGAAACAGAAATTGTTCAGTTTGCATTTGATGAAGAAGTTGATTGGTACGTTTACTTAGACTAAAAGGGGCCGAGGCCCTGTGATCTGCATCACAATTAAGAAGATTTGATATTTTTCCCTATTTCTGCTAAAATTATTACATGAAGAAAAATGCAGAAGAATTAAGACGATTAATGGAATTACGTCGTTCTAATGCAGCCTCCGCTGTTCCAAATAAAAAGAAATACAATAGAAAAAAATGTCAGTCCCAAATGCTAAAATTAAGTAAAGAAAGCGAGTAGCCACCATGACTAAATTACTCAGAAGCAAAGATAGGAAAGTAGCAAATGCCGTCACACCAAATGGAAAACAAGCAAGCATTGCCAACACTTTCGGATTACCCGCAGGAAAGGCTTATTCATGTCCTGGAGCGACTAGCGTATGCGAGAGTGTTTGTTATGCTGGGAAACTTGAAAAGGTATTCCCAACAGTAAAGAAAAACCTATTGCACAATTGGGAATTAGTTAAAGACGCAGACCATGACACTATTGAAGCATTGCTTGAAGATATGATAAAAGACTTCAAGGCTGATTGTGTAAAGCGTGAAGCGCCTATGCTATTTCGTATCCATTGGGACGGAGATTTCTTTAACGATACTTATACATTCGCATGGAAGCATGTCATTCTTAATCATCCTGATATTCAGTTTTGGGTATACACACGTGTGAAGAGTGCAGCGGTAATGCTTAAAGACATTCCTAATCTATCTCTCTATTACTCTACGGATAGTGAGAATAAGTCTATTGGCGTTACCCTGAAAAATGATCATGGCGTAAAGCTTGCATACCTTGCTAAGAATTTCTTAGTAGGACAGGCAGACATGAAAGAGATGATTGGCAAGGTAGGCGCTAAGTGCCCTGAGAATAAGAAGGCTATTCCACTTATCTCTACTAAGGGTTCCGCTTGCGTTTCTTGCTCATTGTGTGTATACTCAAAGAGCGACATAGTGTTCTCGTCAAGTAAGAAATGAGGAGATAAATGGAAAGCCTAGTTATCCTATCTATAATAGGTTTATTAGTCTTAATGCTTAACCAATAATGTGACATAAATCACACCCCCAAGCGTCTCAAATAGTGAGAAATACAAGAAATGGAGTTGAAAAATGTCAGTAGGAAATGTTATACTTAATACATACAACAAACTGAAAAGGAGAAACAAAATGACAGTAGCAACAAACACATACAAGGTAGGCGACCTCTACACATCACAGAAGTCAAAGGTTACAGGAACAATTCTTGAAATCTCCCCTACTGCTAAGGACACAGTTCGTGTGAAGTTAGATGTAAATGGCAACACACGTTGGACAACATGGAAGGCTAATGCTTAATTAGTTAGTTCTATGTCCTGAGCATGACTCTAAACTGCTCACACTAAAAATGTCAGACCTACCCCCTATACTATAAATAAACCACCAAAGAAAAGAGAAAACAGATGGCAAGAAGCAAAGCAATCTCAGTAAAGATAGCAACACCAAAAGTAATCAAGGCACTAGAAACTCGTCTAGCAAAGTTACAATCAGACTATGCCTCACAAGAAGCAAACGAAGCAAAGTTTGAGAAGGCAAGAGAAAAGTGGCAGAAGGAAGTAGCAAAGTTTGCTATGACTCATTTTGCTAAGGCAGAAAACCTACGCACAAACTATCGCTCATGGAACAAGACACTCAATGTTGATTTTGATTTAACAGTTAGTGAAACAGACTTTCCTAAAGAGCCTGAGAAGGACTACGAAGTTCTACACCGCCACTCATACAATGAGATGAAAGAGGAACTTGAGAACGCAATTCGTATTCTCAAGATGACAGATGAGGAAACAGTAAGCACAAGCACTTACAACGCTATTGCTCGTTATCTCTAATTAGATAATAAACGACCTGAGTAAGTCGCTAAACTGCTCCCCGCAAGGGTGCTAGATCAAGCTTGACATTTGTCAGAGGGCACCTGTACAATTAAATTAATCAAACAAACAGAAAGAGGGCCCCCATGGACCAAGTAACAAAAGTAGAAAACCACTTCATGACAAGAGAATTTCTTGAGTCACAACTAGTAGCAAACAAAGAACGTATTGCTAATCTTGAATCACATATCCAAACAGTAACTCAGCGCTCATACGGCGAGGCTGCAGAGCGTAACCGTATGCGTAATGAAATGCATGAATGGACCTTAGAAGCGCTTGACAATGCACAAATTACAGAATCAGATGCAGAAGAGATTGCTAGCATCTGTGGCTTTGAGTTAACAAAAGAATTTGAATTAGAAGTTTCAGTTCAGTATTCAGTTACAGTCAATGCACGCAATGAAGAAGAAGCAATGAACCTAATGTATGATATTGATTTTGATTCAGTGTCGCATCCTGAAGGTGTAACCTATTTGTCATCTAGTGTTGACAGAGTAGATATTTAGTAGGGGGCTACTAATAAACCTGAGCATGTTTAAAAACTGCTCCTTGCAATTCCCTTGAAAAAATGCTCGGGCCCTGTGAGCTAGATCACACTATGATTTACGACACATTAAAATAATGTCCATTTTCTCCCATTTTTAACTATCTAGATTTGCATTTGTCAGCCCATCCTGTTATACTTAAATTATCAACAAAACAATAAGGAGAAAACTCATGGCACATGAACTAGAAACACAAAATGGCGTTGCATCTTTTGCATCATTTCGTGAACCTGCTTGGCATGGATTGGGTACCGTATTTACAGAAGAGAAAAACACCGCAGAGATGTTGCAAGCAGCAAATCTAAATGGGTGGAATGTTCGTCTGGAAGATTTGGAAACCCCATCACATTTAACAAGCGACAAAAACTATCAATACGTATTGCGTACTAATCCTACAGACAACTCACAGACAGACATTCTTGGTGTCGTAGGTGAGCGCTACCATGTTATGCAGAATGAAGATTTGTTTTCATTTGGTGATAACATTCTAGATGGTGGCGGACGTTGGGAGACCGCTGGCTCAATCAAGGGTGGACGTGTTGTATTTGGTGCATTAGCACTAGAGCGTGAAACTGTCCTAGACCCTAGCGGTGTTGCAGATAAGGTAAAGACTTATTTGCTAATCAACACATCACATGATGGCTCAATCGCTATTCAAGCAAGCATTACACCTGTTCGTGTTGTGTGCGCTAACACTCTTAACCTTGCATTGAATACAACTAAGCGCAAGGGTGGCGTTAAGCAATCTTTCAAGATTCGCCACACACAGACCGCACAAGGCAAGATTCAAGTTGCTCGTGAGACTCTTGGTCTTGCTCATAAGTACATGGATTCTTTTGACCTTATGGCAAAAGCAATGATTGAAACAGAAGTTAATGCTAAGCAATTTAACGACATCATTCTTGCTGCATATCCTAAGCCAGAAAAAGATTCTAAGGGTGCTTTCAAGAAGTGGGAAAACAAGGTTGATGTTATCAATGACATCTACACAGGCGAGTTTAATGGTATGATTGCTGGTAACGCTTGGGGTGCTTTCAATGCACTAACAGAGCGCCTAGATTGGTATCGTTCTGCTCGTGGTGGTTCTAACGAATCTATCCTTGCATCTGCAAGTGGTTTTGACCCTGCTATCAATGCAGAAAAAAATCGTTTGCTGAAAGTTGTGCAAAGCACTTTGCAAATTGCATAATTAAAAAAAATTCCTGAGCAAGAATTAAAACTGCTCACCATTTGGTCTGTTAGCTCAGTTGGTTAGAGCGCTACCCTGTCACGGTAGAGGTCGTGGGTTCAAGTCCCATACAGATCGCAAGAATTTGGGCCGAGGCAATTTGGACAAAACGGACATTTTAAGAAGCTATATAATTAATCTCAGAAAATTTAATTAAGAGGACTTGCTTTTTTTCGCAGATTCCTGTAAAATTAATATCATGAACACCATAAACGAATTAATAAATGAAATCTATGACGACAACTACTCACACCTAGAGTTTGAGGAAAATATGGGCGGTATTGATTGTGACTGCCATATCCATACTACACTAAACACTATTGCTAGATATGCAGGAATTGAGGTAGGCTAATGCTAGGCTATACAGCAGATGACCTGGATGAAATGATTAGAGCGGTTGTTCTATCTAAGAAATCAGTACCAAGCACACAAATTAGAATCCATGCTGGTTTGGATAAAGCAGATGAATTCTTAAAGGGCCTATGGGCAGAAGGGTACTTTGACTAATGACATATAAAATAACTATAGAAGTAGACCAACAATGGTTTGATATATTAGGTCAAATTAGCAAGCATCAACCAGGATTTGTTTGGATAGAGGTAGAGCATGTGGACTAAGTATAGTTATGTTTGTACTAACTGTGATGCTCTTATTGAGATCACTACCCTGGCAATTCCTGAAGAGAATGCATCTTGTACCTGTATGCGAGGAGCTTGGGTAACTCGTACTGGTGTAGAGGCTGTGACTGAGATCACACCACCAAAACTTGTAAAAATCAACACCAACCCTTATAATTAATATATGGACATAAACACACTAAACGAGTATCTTAAGATACACAAGATAAGTATTCAACAAGACATGGAGCAAGCACAAGAAGGTGCTGACCCTGGAGAGGGATTCCATTGGGAGTCAGATGACTACTACCTAGGAGCATTAGACGCATACGATTATGTATTGGAGTTAATTAGTGAGTAAGGAATATCCTTTCATACCGCCGCACCTTGAGAAAGGCTTAGAGGATATCTCTATCCCGTTAATTGACCTTATGCATGGACACCTTAAGGTAGAAATGCTAGACTGTGAAGAACAATTAAATAATTTATCAGAGACACAGGATGTTCCTATGTATAACTATATGCAGGGATACATGGAAGCTTTGACCAGCATGTACTGCCTGACTTATAATCTAAGTATTGATCGTAAGAACATTGAAGAAAAATACTTTGCCTAGGACTTGACAGCCCATTGCATTTCATGTAGAATTATATTAAACCACCAAGTAGAAAGAGACCACCATGCCAAACTGGGTATATAACGGACTGACCATTGAAGGTAGCCCTGACTCTGTAAAGAAGTTAATGGAGCAGATGAATACACCATTCGTTCGTGTCCATGATAACTGGAATGTCAAAACACAGCAAATGGAAAAGCAACAGGTAACATATCCAAACCCTGTCTTTGCATTCTGGAATATAATTAAACCAACTGACATGGAAGCATACGACGGTCCTCAACCTAAGAATGACAACTTTGAAGAGGCCATGAAGTTTAAGTCAGACCATTGGTACGATTGGAATGTTCGTAACTGGGGAACTAAGTGGGATGTAGCCGTCTCATCTCTTGAGACAAATCCTGATACCTACATGGAAGATACAGTCAATGGTGAGAACCATGTTGTCTACTATAACTTTGAGACTGCATGGTCTCGTCCTATGAGCGCTTTGACTAAGTTGTCTGAACAGTACCCTGATTTATTATTTACTTTGTCATATGAAGAAGAGACTGGCTGGGGTGGCGAACTAGAACTACTTCGTGGTAAAGTTATCTCTGAGTCAGAATATGACAACATGTGCAGAAACTGTGACGGTACCTATCTAGATGAAGATATCGTTGCCTGTGATGACTGTGGAGATTATCCATGCCCTAAGTGTGGCTGGAGCAATGATATGTGTGAGACCCACCAAAAGGAATACGAGGAGAAACATGCCTAAGACTACTTATCTTATTGAACTAGCCGTTGATGAAGGATGGTTTCATGCCATTAGTGAACTGACTGCAGATGTACACGAGGGTGAACTATGCGAATGGGTCAGGGTACAGGCAGAGACTGAGACTGATGATCAAGACTGTGAGAACTGTGAGTCTAACCCTAAAGAGCACCCTGAAGGTAAGTGGTGTACGTCTTGCAGGGATGAATTCAAGGAGTCAGACGGGGATGACGAATGAACTGGACACAAATGGACTTATTTGATACAATTGAAGAATACACTACAGAAAAGGAAGAAGAATGCACAAAGAGTCACTACTAGAAGTTGTTAACTTTATTGAAGCAATCATTGATGAATTGGAATGTGAACTTATTCCACTTGATGAGATTGCAGACACACCAGAGGAACTAACAGAAATGGTTGCACTACAAACTAAAATTGATACTCTGTCAGAACTAATCCTTGACATGATGTCATTTGATTGGGAGGAGAAGTAATGGGAGCACGCATTAACTTTTTATTTAAAGACGGTACTGATTCAAGCGTCGTACTGTACAGTCACTGGGGCCAGGATTCCTGGGAGACAGACCTAGCAGAAGCTCTGGTCCATGCTCGCCCACGTATTAATGATTCATCATATGGCACCCGCATGATTATTAGTTATCTTATTCAACATAACATCCTTGATGAAACAGGGTATGGAATTTATGCGGTCCATGGAGATAACTTTGACCTAGGTGAGCAGACAGTGGTTATTGACTTTGTTAATAAGACTGTTACTGATAATCATCCAGTAGATTTTTATCACTTTGTTGAGGCATATAAGCCACGAATTTTAACTGAGCACGCAGTGGTATAAACGAACGCTGCAACGGGGGAGTGCGATTTGTGGTGGGTTGCGCTCCCCCCTTATTTTTGATACAATGAACTGAGGGAGAACCATGAGACGAAAACTAATAACCAAAGAAGAAAAGATAGCCATGCAACTATCCAATGTCTTGGCAGACCTACGCCTTGACCTTGACTTAGTGGGACATCATCTTGCACAATCATCTCCCAATGTAATCTACAATCGTTTAATTACTATTGCAGACTCAGCGGAAGCAACAAAGCAAGAGCAATACAATCACTACAACAACTACAAACTATTCTAGAGAGGCAGCGGCGGTGGGCTTGACAAAAGCCTGCCGTTGTGCCCGAGGTGGTCAAACCACTTATTCAAACCTTATTACGAACAAACCTTTTCTTTCCCATTTTTTGACATTACGATAGCTCAAAAATTTTCTCCTAATTTGACATTACGAACGACCAAAAATTTTCTCCTATTGTAGCCTATCAAACCTTATTTGTCAAACCTTATTTTCTAAAAGACATTAAGAAGGTCTGGAAATTTTCTCCTATTTGGGACATTACGAAAGCTCTATCAAACCTCTATATATAAAAGCCAGGATGTATGGTTTGTATATGTACTATAGGTAATTGTTATATCCTTTATTGATCCCGTCCCGCCAAGGATGACTGCCTATCCTGTTAGACATTCTGCAGCGGGAACGGGATAAAGATATACCATTCGTCCCCCTATAAGTAATAACAAATTATCAAACCTTTTGTCCTGGTTTTTAAATGTTTTAATATTTTTATCAAACTTTTCTATATATTTATTGGACATTTTGCACGATTTTGTAAAGGGTTTTTAAGCTATAAAGGTTTGACAAAATGAGGTTTGGATGGTATCATGCATGCCAGATATAAGGTTTGAAGGTTTGAGGTTTGACAAAGGAAAGGTTTTATGGTAGGCCACGCAACATGGTTGACATTACGGCCCCATCTGTATAAGAGCTCAATAACCCATTAGACATATTCAAACCAGGTGTAAACCATATCTAAAAAATATCAGTAATATTTAATTGTGGATAACCTGTGGATAACTATGCTTATAACCTGTGGATAAGTATCAAACCAAGCATATAAACCTGTGGATATGATATGATAATTACATGGGAATATTAGACAATTTAGAAGCATATATAGACTTTGAAGAACCTTTTAAGGTAGCCTGTACCAAGTGCTTAAAGCTATTTCTAAAGGCATCAGATGAGCCTTTTTTATGCTTGCTTTGCTCTCAGTAAAATAAAAAACGGTACACGCTCTTAGGCTATTTGAGCATTGCTGGATGTAGATAATACTCTTCAGCGATATACTCTAAGTTCTCTGGAACATACTTGAGATTATCAAGGTTCATCTTATTTAAGGTTTGGTTACTCACCTCAACATACAATACGCTGTACTTATCCTTATTGCCATATTTGTCTATAAGTGGAAACCAGGCTTCTACAAACACTCTATTGGTTATCTTAAGGTCTTTTACTACCTGTAGGATTGATAGTATATCCTGATGTCCCCTGCGAATTCTGGAGTCAGAAAAAAGGTTATCGTCCATATCAAACCCTACCTGTACAGTATCCTTATACATAGATACTTTGACATTACGATCTTTGCCAAGCTTTCCTATAACCCTACCCTTAAGCTGTGATATAGGGTTTACTGACTTAGTAGGCACTGGTTTAGCAGTCTTTGTTACAGTAGGTTTAGGCGTAGCCTTTTGTGTTACCTCAGTAGCAGGCTTTGTCTCAGGTGTTTCTGGGATAACTCCAATAGCCATCAAACCTTGTCCTAATAGTCCTAAACCAATAAATCCAACTGGGATTACCCATAGCATTCTCTTAATATGTCTCATGTGTTTAGTATATCAAGCCTTCATCCAATAGTCAATATGTATTCCTATAGGGTTATTTGTTATAGGTGATATGGGGATTTACTTCAGTCCCGTCGCAAATTTGATATACTTGTACAATGTCTATCTTGGTTGATTTAAATGGAACTATAGCCAGAGAAGGAAAGCCAATACAAAAGACTATAGACTACCTCAAAACAGTAACAGAGGATATCTACATTATCTCTGGATCAACCATATCTAAAAGACAAGAGTATGAAGTTATGCTTGATAGTTTTGGCATTAAGTATGTTGATATTATCCTAAACCCTGTTAATGAAAATACTGACATATCTTTCAAAACCAGGATGGCTATGACCATTCCAAACCTTTCATTTGCCATAGATAATAACACTAAGATTCTTGCTGCCTATAGGGATGCAGGTATTAAAGCTATAGATGTTAGAGATATTTGACTTCCCCCGTTTTTTCTGAGATAATGGATGTATGAAGAAAAACGAATGTGTAAAGTGTGGTTTATCATACAAAGATCCACTCTTTTGGGAGACTCATCAAACCATGAGCAATGGTGTAATTTGGTGTGCTAAGTAAATGTCTAACAAAAAGCATAAGCACTTAGATAAGAAGATAGACTGGACTAATGAAATTAAAAAGGCTGAAAGAGCCCTTGGTAGAAATAAATCTGCCATAGAATCATCAGTAATGGGTACTCCATCTGATTGGTCTAGACCTACCTATAATAAGCCTATTCTTGCACCAGATCAATCCCCTCCAGATTTAAAACTAAAAAAGCCTAAAAAGCTAACTAAACAACAACGTAGAGCACAGAATAAAGTCTTTGTTCCTCAGCAAAAGAAAAAGGCTAAACGATCAAGTGAGACTGAAGGTTTGCCGATTGTTAGGAAATCTAACCAATAGTGCTCCTTTGGAGCAGGTTGTGGTTTACTACCTCTATATCGCCGCCGAACTTAAAAATCAATTTTGAGCCTTACTTAAATGCGCTATAATGGACTAATGACTACAGGGATTAATTGTTCTATATGTGGTAATAATAATGCGACTCAAGTAACTACCGCTGGAACTTACTGCGTTGCTTGCTATGGACGCTATTATCAAAACCGTCAAAGATAGTATTTGACTATACCGCCAGAGTTTGATATACTGAAGGTATGAGCAAATCAGACTTTGAACGACTTGAAATACTAAACCCTAATCTGGTACATATTATGAGAGAACATATTGCCCAGCAGATTGAGGCTATTCCATTAGGTGAAGAAAATGCACAGCTAAACGGCTTAGGGATGCGTATGATGGCTGCAAGGGTGGCTAGAGGTGAGTCCTGATGATATGATGCTACGTAAAGAGATAGCCATGAAAATCATTGACAACTGCAAAGATTTGTCTGAAGACATCTTTGTGTGTTCTCACTGTATTGACTCAGCAAAGATTGCCCTTGATGAAAGAGCCTAGAATCATGCAGATGGACTGGAAAGCTTTAGGTTATGAGAGGGAATACAGAGACGGCAAGCTAATATGGGTTCCCCAACAAACTAAAGACGATTGATCTGTCTATTTATAAACTCTAAGAACTTTCCTGTAATCAAAGCAAAACCTAGTTCTGGTTTAGCATTAACACAATCTGCGCTAATTAAATACTTTGCCCATTCCTTAACTGCAGCCTTATTCTTGCCAGCAGTGTCTGCTAAAAGGTAAGACACAATGCCTAGGGGATAGGCTCCAGGCTCTTTGGTCGCATAGTCATAGGTAAGTATGTTATTTGAGTCAATAGAGGCTTCTCCAAGAAATGCTGATACATTTGCACTGTCTGGTGCTACAAAGTTACCTGATGCATTTCCTATGTTTGCTACCTTTAACTTAAAGAACTTAGCAAAAGAAACTTCTGCATATGTAATAGAATACTTAGTCTTTGATGCAAGTGTTGCTACACCTTGTGACTGGTTTGCTCCAACAATTCTTCCCATGTTGCCAATGTCGTTAATACTCTTTGGAAATGATGTTGAGAATGAGTCAGAAACTGCTTTAGTCCAAACTTCTGGTGAATTAGCCTTCATAAATCTAACAAAATTATTTGTTGTTCCAGAACTATCCATCCTATATACAACCCTGATCTTTTGGTTTGGTAGCGTATAAATAATACTTTTAGTGGCTGTTCTTAGAACTATTGGATTGCCAGATTTATCTTTAACCAAATTGCCAGACTTATCTTTTCTATATATAACTTCTGTGATCTTTCTGTTATTATCAGACCTAATGGCAGGATCATTCCACATTGTTATCTCTCCCGCAAAAATCTTAGCTACTGTAGTTGATGATAAATATAGCTGTCTATTTCCTGGAAGGTTATGCATAACCGCAATAGGTGCTGCAACAACAGGTATGTGAATTACTGAAGGTCTTTTTGTAGATGCATTATGTGCTGAGTCTGAGAACCAAAAATCACCAATTGATTTATCAGATGAAGTCTTTCCAGCACCAGATCCGTTTGCTGAATATGTAACGCTATTACCTGTAGACTTAGCATAAGATGATCTGCATTCATCAATCAGGTTTGATGGAAATGATGCCCCATTGCCAACAATACTTTCTGTTGCAAATGCTGGGGTAGAAATAGATAGAGCAGCAACGACTGCTATTACGATAAGTTTAAGTTTCATATTAAAAGTATATAGTAAATAAACTATGTAATCATTAAAAATAGGCTTATTTAACTAAGTGTTCAGCAGATGTTTACCTTGACATAACCATGTGTCAGGTGTATACTTAGTATATGGAACAGTGGGTAAATGACTATGCATCTTGGGTGCTTGTCCTCAGTGGTGCAGCAGCAATGTTTACCATTGGACGTAAAAAAAGATGGGGATGGCTTTGGTTTTTATTTAATGAGTGTATGTGGGTTGGATATGCATTGATTACAAAGCAATATGGTTTTATACTTGGTGCTATCCTGTATGGTGCAGTTGGAGTTAAGTCATACATTAGATGGAAAGAGTTGTCATTAGACAAACATTCATGGAACAAGTTCTTAAGATTGTTATGGTCACGCAATGATTAATATGGAGATTCCTGATCCTTTTCAAACCTTCGTATCAAAGAAGTATGCTAATGCCAAAGGCTATGTCCATGACTTCTTTACTGGTGAATGGTCTTATAAGTGTTTGACCTGTAAAGATGATCTTTATGCTCCATCCCGCAAAATTATGACAAAGATTCGTTTATACCATACAAGAAATGAGTGTACAGGTGGATACTGAAGAAACATTTGACCAAGAGTTTAGTGTTGAAGAAATTATGAATTTATACGGTGTATATAGTCTTGAAGATTTAGATAGGATTGATTAATGCTTTTACATATATTGTACGGAATGTTATTTGGATATTTACTTGCATCATTTAGGTTTGCGTCAATCTTGGTTAAAAAAGGGTATAGATCAGTAGATCAGATACCAGACTTTGAAGATTAAAAATAAATCTCTTCCAAGCATCTTATGCAAAACCACTCTGGTGAATCTGATGCTTTTCTCGTTCCACCGTACATGACTTCATGATTATTAAGCTGGCTAATCATTTCTCCATGCATATAGCCATATACTATTGGGACTAATTGATGATTGCATTCGTACATAAGGTAATCATACCATACTTGCAATACCGCACAGTTTCTGATATGATTGATACATGGAAACAAATAATTGGACTAAAGATCTTGATGAAGATCAAAAGGCATATGTAATGGATCTAATCATTACTACTGTAAAAGAAATCAGAGAGCAGATTGCTCAAGATATTGAGGCTACTGTACCAGTATGGCAAGGGTTGGGATTTATGAAGAGTCGTAGAACAAAGGCAGCATTTAAGGTTTGTGCTGCAATTGCAAGAGGACAAAACGAAAGAGTAAAGGAAAATATATGAATATAGCGGAAGCACTTGTACTTGGATTAGTTGCATTCTTTGCAGGGTATTTAGTATCATATCTTGTAATGACATTTGGTATAAAGCAAGATAAAGAATAAGTGGTTTAGCGCTGTTAGCTCAGTTGGTTAGAGCCCTGAACTCATAATTCAGTCGTCGTAGGTTCAAGTCCTACACAGCGCACAATGCACCAGTAGCCAAGTTGGTTAAGGCATCAGTCTTATATACTGAAGATCGTAGGTTCAATTCCTGCCTGGTGTACTATGCCCCTATAGCTCAGCGGAAGAGCGGACGGTTTCTACCCGTTAGGTCAGGAGTTCAAATCTCTTTAGGGGTACTTTCTTATATAAATATCTGCATACATGTTTTCTTGTAATGCAAAACCAATAACTTCCCAGTCCTTATTTTCATTAAGAAATTCACAAACTACTTCAATAACACCATAATCAACACCATGGTCCTGATCAACAATGTAATCATTAAATCCAATTATTCCACCTTCAGCCAGCAATGACAGGGAATTCACAAGGTCAGCCTTGCAGTGTGTGTAGTCATGGTTAGCATCTATGTATATATAGTCAAATTTTTTATCAAGTGTTGGCATTATCTTTTCGCTATATCCTTGATGATAAGTAATAGTTTTAACATTCTTAAATCTATTTTTTACAAAATTAAAATGTCCTGCTTTATTAAATCTGTTACAGTCAGGCCAATCATTGGCTTTAAACACGTCTACGAGGTCAATAGAGGCTGGACTAACCTCTTTTATAAGTACTTCTGCATAGTCTCCAGCAAGTGTGCCTATCTCAAGTATTCTTGATCCTTTTGGTATATGCTTTGCAAACTCTTCCTTACTTGTAAAAAGTCTTGCATTATTGAGCTGTTCTTGTGATATAGTTTTAATAGGCATAAGCCTAGTATATCAGATTCTCTAGTGTATAATGATATGTATGGGGTATCCAAATTGGTTTAGTATAAGTGCCGTGAAATATTTTGATTTAATCTTACCACGCAGGTTTGCAGGTAAGCCATTGATAGACTTTCTACAAATAGGTGCATACACTGGTGATGCTAGCGAGTGGATGTTAAATAATATACTTACAGATCCAACTTCATGGCTTACTGATGTTGATACATGGTCTGGCTCTGATGAGGATATTCATAAGAAGTTTGACTGGGAAGAAATAGAATTATTCTATGATAACCGTATGTCTAAGTATACGAATATATGTAAAATTAAAGGGTACTCAGAAAAATTTTTATCTACCGCTGAACAATCACATTATGATTTTGTATACATAGATGGTGATCATACTGCAAATGGAGTTTATACAGACGCAACTTTAAGCTGGGATAAAATCAAACCATACGGTATACTGGCATTTGATGACTATTTGTGGCAACATGATACAAAAAAGGATCATCTTAGACCTAAGCCAGGGATAGATAAGTTTTTACAAGAACACTATGGAGAATATCAAATGTTAGTTATGGATGAGCAAGTTTGGATATCTAAAAATGGATAAGCTAAAAGGTTTTGGTCCAGCATATGTGATTAATCTGAAGGATCACTCTCATAGACTAAAAAATGTTAAAGAACAGTTTAACAAGTATAATGTAACTGACTACACAATCATTGAAGCCGTAGATGGAAGAAACAGCGACCTATCTGAAAAAATATCTGGTAACTATCCTAGACTAAAGCCAGCAGAAATTGGATGCATAATGTCTCATGTTAAGGCACTAAAGCATTGGCTTGATACATCAGATAGTGAGTATGCAATTATAATGGAAGACGACTTTAGTTTTGAAACAGTAGAGCACTGGCCATTTGATTGGGAATATGTAGTTAATAACCTACCTAAAAAATGGGACATAATTCAATTAATAATGATTAAAAATGATCCAGTAAAATTTAGTATTCATAAAAAAGATAAGTATAACCCAAACATCACTATGTCTTATTCTTGGTCAACTGCATGCTATATTATTAAAAGAGAGTATGCAAAATCATTTGTTAAATCACATACAAAAGATGATAAATATGTGCTCAATGGATACAGATTAAAAAATCAAGCAGCAGATGTTATTCTTTATAATCTTGGTGAAGCATACTCTATGCCACTTTTTACACATATACTAGATGCAAAAAACTCAATTAATAAAAACCATGAAAACTTTCATTTAAAGTCTAAGAATAACATTAATTCTTGGTGGGAAAAAAACGGCAAGCTTTATTCTAAAGAACAGTTTTTTAATATATCTAGTGGTCTTAATCATAAAACAGATAGCCCTAATGTTTGCTTTAAGATATTTCATAATGAAGAAGATACTCCTATTATGGAAAAAAGAAATATACTTACTCAACGTGCCGTTACACAGCTTGAAAAAGACTTTGATAATTTTGATACACCAACAATTATGATGAGAAATTTAGAAGACATACAATCATTTTATAAAGATGCAAAGATTAAGGTTAACCCAAAGGGATGGGAAGACAATGGTTGGAAGCCTGGCGAACTTGGAATTTGGGCAAGCAACTATACTGCATGGGTAAACTTTTCTAAGTCTAAATATGATCAAATAATATTAATGGAAGATGATATACAGCTTTCAAAAGATTTTAGTACAAAACTTAATAATTATATAGAAGAGCTACCAAGTGACTGGGATGTTTTTACAGTATATATGCCAGCAAGTGGAAACGCAAGATACAGGAAAGATGGTAAAGAATTAGATATTGGGAAACCAAATGTTTGTAAGGTTTATCAGTCTTGGTCATGCTTATGCTATGTCGTAAGCAAGTCTGGTGCTAAAAAATTAATTGAACTTGTAAAGACTCCAGTATCAAGACCAATTGATCATTATCTTTTTTATAATGATGATCTCAATGTTTATGCTATTAGATATGGTAAAGCAAACATATGTAATATATATTCAACAACATCAACTGTTCAAACTGCAAAAAAGCAAGACATGACAGGATATCTTTAAATAAACTTGTTGTAAAAATATTCTATAGCAGATCCTTTAGGAAGATTGTTTTTATCAACACCTTCTCTATTTAAAAACTGATTCCATATCTGCAGCGTATGTGCATTAGCACACTTATTGAGCACTTCATTTTTATAATCTTTTAGCCAAATCTTTTTCCACTGCCAAAAGTGTACGGGATAAAATACTTCAGGTGGCTGTGCATAACCAATAACCCTAAACTTCTTTGCTCCTTTTGTAACTAATAGTGGACCAATCTCAGACCAAACAATTTTAGACTTATCATACTTAACTGAGTTATTAATTAAGAAGTCAATTAGCTCTGAGTCTTGTGGCATCTTTAATATTCCATTGGCTAATCGTTGATCTTCTTCAAATCCAAATATATAATCTCCAAAGTTCCAGCTTGCCTTTAGACATATAGAGTCTGTGTCTGTCCATATGAGTCCAGTCTTTTTAATCATAGTATATCTAAACATATCTGCAAATGGTCCATATGAATTCTGTACCTTGAAAATTTCAGATTGAGGAATGATTTGGTTAGCATCTTCTTTGACAACTCCCTTTGGAACTGCCATATCCATATCGTAAACAAAAAGGGTAAATGAATGACCATAATATATAAAGGAAGCAAGTGCAGTCTGCTCAACTTTACTTAATGGATTTCCTATCCATAATGATCCAAAATTAGCCATGTATATATCCTATCATAAAAAGAAAAGCCAGCCTATCTCTAGACTGGCCTTCCCTATTTTTGTTAATTACTTTACAGGCTTCTTTGCAGCCTTCTTCTTTACAGGTGCCTTAGCAGCCTTCAGAGCCTTATCTACGGCATCAGCATCTGGTAGTACACCAAAAGCCTTGTCGTTTGGATTGATCGCTCTAATAGCCACTGGAGCAATAGCTGCGACTAGTGCTGTCCATAGATCCTTTGGATCTGTTACCCCTGCCATGTATAGTGCAAGACCTGATGCAAGGACTGAACGTCCGTATGATGCAAGCAGTGCC